TTATAATGACGGTAATGCTAACTACAAAATGTATAATGCTGTTGACAAGCTAGGAGCTACAACTTTCAAAGGAGATGTTACTGCTGGTGATTCAGGAGAAATTATTCTTAGAGGTAATGGTGCTGTCACCGCTACAACTTTTGTTGGAAGTGGTGCAAACTTAACAGGTGTTGATCCGTTTCCATCGACCACAAAAATGGTTTTTTACCAAGCCTCTGCTCCGACAGGTTGGACACAAGATACTGCAGCAGCTTTAGGTAATGCAGCTATGCGTGTTGTTGTTGGCACTGGTGGTGGCACAGGGGGTAGTGATACTTTTCAAACAACATTCGGTTCTTCAAGATCAACAGAAACAAAAGATTTACCTGTTTCAGGATCAGTAAGTGGAACAGTAGGAAGTCACACTTTATCAACTCCAGAAATAGCTACTCACAATCACCCCGTAACAACTTATAGTCAAGACCCAGGTGGAGCGTCTGCTGATAGAATCGGTAGAATAGCTAGAGCACAAAGTAGTTATCCTGCAAATCCCGATACTGGTCCTGCAGGTGGTGGCGGGGGTCACACTCACCCATTTAGTGGTACTTTATCTTCAACCAGTGCGCCTAGCGCTAGTTTTTCAATACCAGCAATGGATCTCAAATTTGCAAACGTAATCATAGCAGCTAAAGATTAGTGCCTATATTTGATCCAGACGGTAAATGCCCATTATTAAATAAGAAATGTATTAAACATCAATGTGTTTGGTATAATATGCTTCAAGGTAAAAATCCTCAAACAGGTTTAGATGTTCAAGAGTGGGGATGCTCTATTGCATGGATTCCCTTGTTATTAGTCGAAAATTCACAACAAATTATGAAGACAAGTGCAGCCACAGAATCATTTAGAAATGAAATGGTAAGATCAAACAATGTTATGACTAAAGTATTAGCGCATAGTGGAGATGCCAAAAAAGCCATGGCAACAGCACATTCCATATTTGAGGTAATAGGTAATCATCAAAAAGCTATTGACACTAAAGATGAAAATCTTGAAGAGGAAACCATTAGACAATTAAGTAATAATAAGGTAAAAGTGAATAAAGGAAAAAAGGTAAAAAAAGATGGCAACAACCGTAAACAATACAACAGTAAATAGTAGACTTACCATAATTTTTGATGCGGGTGGATCATTGGATGGAGATGGACCTGCAAAAGGTACAGGTAACACTGAATCTGATGTGTACCTTGATAGTAAAACATATTTAAATCTTAGATCTCATACTGAAATTAATTCTGAAATACATGCTTTACAATGGGATGCAGCCACTAATACAGGACACATTGAATATACTGATTCAAGAGATAACACTTCAATTTCATCATTACCTTCATGGGTGACAAATGTTGTCATAAGAGCAGAAGCTGAAGACAAATACGCCGCTGCTTATCGCACTGCTTATGATGCAGATTCAAATGCATATTCAGAAACTGATGACTCTTCTGCTGTTTCAGCAGGACAATCAGCAGGAGCTACTGCAAGAACAAATTACTTATCAGGACATAGTATTACTTACTAACAGTGAAAGAGTACATTTTAGAAGTAAAGAAGATCATACCGACTTCTCTTTGCAAAAAAATTATCCAATATTTTGATAATAACTATGAGGATGCCAGAACTGTTGGTGGTATCAATAAAAACACTAGAAACTGTTTATCTAGAGATATTGTTGAAACACAAACTTTTGGTCAAAAATTATGTTTTAACGCAGCAAGAGAAAAAATATTTGACTGTGTCGAACATTATAAACAAATTCATAAAGTAGAACCCGAAAGAATTTCACAATTAGATTTGTTAAAATACGAAGCAAATGAATATAAAGCAGGATATAATTTTCATGTTGATTTTGGACCACAGGCTAATGAAAGACATTTGTCCATATCTATTTGTTTAAATAATGATTATACAGGTGGAGAATTTGTTTTTGATTTACCAGATGGTTATAAATATAATTTACCTCAAAATGAGGGAGATGCTGTTATTTTTCCGTCAAACTTTATGTTTCGCCATCAAGTAAACAAAGTTATTAGTGGCACACGTTATGCTTTAATAAGTTGGGTGATATAATGCAGCCAATATTTATTAAAGAATTTTTACCCTCTCAACTTTTAAATGTCTGTCATAGTTATTGTTTAATTAAATATTCTAACAAAAAAAAATTTAACTTAGATTCTCAAACATCTTCTCTGGTGACAGAACACGGTGATTACTTAATGGAAACAATTATGGATTTAAGCACTCCTGTGGTAGAACAAAATGTAGGCAAAAAACTGTGGCCAACATATTCTTTTTTTAGAATTTATGATAAAGGCTCAGATTTACCCATACACATAGATAGACCATCTTGTGAGTACACAGTTGCTCTTTGTTTAGGATCTGATCCAGAAGATATTCCCTATGAAATATTTGTAGGGGAAAAAGATGAAAATTCTGATTATAAATATTTTGATGAAAATAGAAAACTTACAAGACTAAAAATTGATGGCAAATTCCCAATGCAAAAAAACAATGCTCTTATTTTTAAAGGTATGGATAAATTACATTGGAGAGAGATTTGTGAACATGACAATTTTATAACAGTGTTTCTACATTATGTAGACCAAGAGGGTGATTATAAAGAATACAAATATGATAAAAGAAAAATGTTAGGAGAATGAAGAAAGATCTTTATGTTCTAGATGGAGGTATTGGTAAAAATATTTGTTTTACAAGTTGTCTTGATAAATTAAATGATATTACCATTATGTCTACATGGCCTAAAATTTTTACCAATCACCCAAATGTTAATTTTGCTTATCATTATGATTTATGTGCCTGGAGAGATAATACGGAATTTTTAAATAAATTTAATGATGTATATCTTATAGATGGATATTCTTCTTATTTTTTAAAAAATAAAATTCATTTAGTTAATAGTTTTAGAAAAATTTTAGGTCTTGAAAATCTAAATGATTTATATAGCGAAATATATTTTACGGATGAAGATGATGAAAATATGCAACCATTATTGAATCAATTACAAAATTTTGTAATGGTACAATTTGTGGGTAGTGATGAATCCTATATGCAAACAGATTTTGTAGGATCAAGATCCCTGAGCAAAAAACAATCTCAACAAATAATAGACATTTTAAACTTTGATTTAAAACTCAATGTTCTTAATGTTTTTTCTTTGAAAAATTTTTTTGATAATACTTGTAAAATAGACATTAATTTAAATTATATAAATTATGCCTATCTTATTAAACACTCTGTCGGTTTTATTGGAATCGATAGTTCACTAAACCACATGTCATCTAATAAGTTTTGTCAATCAAAAGGAGTAGTTCTTTGGAATGATGACAATGTAAAAGAAAGATATTCTTATAAAAAAAACATAAATCTTACAACAAACACACCAAAAATAATGAGGTTTGATGTAAACACTGTTATTGATAATTTTCAAAAATTAATTAGTAAGGAGTAAAAATGATTAAACCAGAAGAAATAAAAACTAAAGACTTTAAAATATTTTTAGGAATGCCAATGTATGGAGGAATGTTGTCAGAGGCAACATTACATGGTTTGCTAGAACTTCAATCATGGACACAAGCTCATGGTGTTGGAATGAGAATACAAACTATGGGTAACGAAAGTTTAATAACTCGTGCTCGTAATACAATTGTATCTATGATGATGGATCAACAAGATTTTGTTGCTACACATTTATTATTTATTGACGCTGACATAGGTTTTCAATGGAGAAACATTGAAAGATTATTGTGTGCAGATAAAGATCTTGTTTGTGGTATCTATCCAAGAAAACATCTTTATTTGGAAAAAATAAAAGAAATTTTAGAAAAAAACCCTAATGCAACACCAGACGAGATAGAAGCTAAATCGCTTGGTTATAATATTAATTTTGATGATCCTCTTAATATAAATGGTGAACATGGTTTTTTTAAAGTTAATGAAGCAGCAACTGGAATGATGTTAGTTAAAAGACACGTTTTTAGAAAAATGTTTAAAAAGTTTCCTGAAAGAAAATATGAATCAGATCAAATAGTCAATGGCAACCCTTATAAATCAGACAATTGTTATGATTTATTTGCGGTTGGTCCTTACAAAACACAAACAAAAGAGGGTAAACCACAAATAAGATACTTATCTGAAGATTATTATTTCTCAAGACTATGGCAAGAATGTGGTGGAGAAATATGGGCAGACTTGTCAATGCCTTTAACACACTTTGGAAATAGAGCATTTAAAGGTCACGTTGGATCTCTAGTTGCCCCAAAATAAAACTTTACTGGGCATTCATGTAGGGCCACATGATGCAAATTTATCTGTGTATGATGGTAAAAAATTTCAATACTTTAAATACGAAAGAGAAGCACAAATAAAAAGATTTTCTCCACCAAGAGAAATGACTCACAAACAAATAGTTGAGAATTTCTTAAAACAAACCAATACAAATAGTACAGACATAGAAGCTATTGCAATAGGAGATGCTAGTCATTGGCTTGGAGCGTCTGATCAAAAGTATGATAAAATAGATTATTTAAGTGACATATGTAATGAAGTCTATTTTGTAGATCATCACTACGCACATCACCTATCCCAATTTGAAACAAAAAAAAGTTGGGTGTTAGATGGACACTCAAATAGTCTGAGATATTCAAGTATAATTTACGACAACAAAATAGTTGATACATTAAAGGATCCTGAGCATGGATATTCTTTGGGAGAGTGTTTAGCAGAAGTTGCTTATCAACAAACGGGAGATGACCAGAACGCAGGACATATTATGGCTTTAGATTCTTTAGGAAAAACAAATAAAAAATATTTTAATAAGTATAAAGATTATCCCTTAGATAAATCTTTTATATATTACAGTTTTATAAAATATAATGTAGAGCATAGGCGATCTAATATTAAGTCTAATATTTTATATGATTATGTAAAAACAGTGCACGAAATATCTAAAATTAATCATTTAAAATACGCTAAAAAGTTTTTCTCAAAACAAGATAAATTTCTTTTTACAGGAGGAGTATCACAAAGT